AGAAATCTTCTGTTATTACTTGATCTGTATTACCTAATGTTGGATCTGTGTTGTATCCTTCACTAGCGTCTGTATGTCTTGCTTCTGATAATTTTAAACCATATTTTTCTGTCATAAGTTTTGTAACTTGTAAATTAGAAGTGATTGCGTAAGAAATATCTGAAGCTATACCCGCAGATATAGTTTCTCTTAACAAAACATCTAATTCATTGACATCGGTAATTTGTGCTGAATAAATTAAAAAAACTTTATCTTCATTTATTAATAATTTTCTACCTTCAATTTTATAATCTGAAGCATAATCTCTAATCTGTAATACTCTTAAACAATCAGCGGGTAATGTGTATTGAAAACTAAAACCCCACGCTGGAGTATTTGTATCTTTAGCTAGTTGAACTCTTTTAATTAAACAGTTCCAAGGATGAGATCTAAAAACAGCATCCCTTACAGTTGTATATCTTTCATTACAAAGTCTAGCATTTTTAGAATTTTCTGTAAGAGCTGTAATTGAACTTGCTCCTAATTGATTTAATGCTGAATTACAAATTTGAACTACTGATGCCATTTATTATGCCTTTGCTGTTTTAGCAGAACGTCTAAAGTTAGCTGCTGTTGGAGATCCTTTTGATCCTACTTTTCTCATTTTTTCTTTACTACCCGCAGCGATACGCTTACGTTTAGCGTGAATGTTTGCGTATAATCCAGTTTTAGCCATGGTGTCTCCTATTTTTTAATTATATATTTTCTTCGTAATTTTCTTGGTGTTACTAAAGCAAAAATTTCCGCTTCAGTTTGTTCTAATTTTTTATCAAAACCAAAATGGTTTTTTGTATCGGTTTTAAATCTGTCAACCAAAACGTATCTGTAAATATAATTTCCACTCTGTAAATGAGTAATGGTTTTGGGTTTTTCTGTTTTCTTTATCATGCACTCTAGGGGGATTAAGTCTCCCGCTTCCCCCTAAAATTCTATTTATTAATTAACTGCGTAACTAATATTCCATGAAAGCGTACCAGCAGTTCCACCAGTTGCTGCGAAAGTTATAGACATATATAACAATCCTCCTGGATCTGAACTTAAACCAGCAACTTCCCACAGCTTTTGTCCAACTGTGTTAATTGTAGCTGCTTCATTTCTAACGTCAGTCATTGCTCCAGCATCTGCTACTGCAGTTGCAAAACAATCTTCGTCAGCTACTGTGCCATCGTAATTGTGAACACCAACATTGAATGTGCAAGAACCACCAAAAGTATCTGATCCAACAAAAAGTTGAGATATAGATGCTTTACTTGGTATAGGTGCTAACAAAACAACATCGTTGTCTGTACTGTCTCCAGCAGCTAATTCAGCTGTACCAGCAGCAACTCTTAAAACGCCATGCAATTCGGCAGCGTCATTAAGAATTTGTGGTGAGGCTAAACTATTTGCTACTAAAGCTGTATTTAGTGTAGTCATATTTTATATTCTCCTATGATTATATGATTAAGCTTCGTGACAAGGTATTTGGAATACCGCTTTCTCTTCCATTCTTACTGCGCCTAAAGACATAGCGTAGTAAACTTGAGTAGAATAAGATTTGTCAGCTCTTTCAGTAATGTTTGCTTTAATGTCACTTCCGATACCTAATTTAATAGCATCTTCTGTGTAAGCAAAAATTAATCTGTCATCGCCATTAGTTGCATCAAACTTTAATCTGTTAGAAACAATAAACTCAAATCCCAAGAAAGATGAAACATCCCCTTGTGCAAGAGCTTTAACAGTATTGAAATCCGAAGAAGTCACACTTGTTATAGCTAATAGATCTGCGATTTGTTGTGGCGAACAAACGATGAACCTTTTTAAAGAAGGATCAACATCGTTTAGATCAAGGTTTTTCTTCGCACCTAAAAGTTTTGCTACAGTTAAACCATCTGATTGATCTGATGTTGCAAACTTTTGAGTTGAAGGTAATGCTACTCCAGTTGCGCCAGCTACACCAGTTGAAGCTGATGCGTTTAAAGCTGCGATGATAACATCATCGAGACTTCTATTCATAGCTGCTGCTGCTGCTTTTGCGTAACTTGAAGTTGGGTCTACCAACATTCTTACTTTATCTACATCGTCAACTAAATCAGCCCACTCGTAGTCTGACAAACTTAATCTTCTTCTGCTGTGCGGAGTATCAATTTGAGGTGTGTCTCCATGTCTGCTCGTTCTTAATTGAGCTGAAGTTACGCCTACTTGGTCAAAAAATGCGTTTTTGCCATTGATAGTTTCCACGTCAACAGAACCTCTTAATTTACTTCCCATTTGTTGAGAAAGCATAGTTACGTTTGAACTATATTGCTCTACAAAAGAAGTAGTTATATTTGAACTCATAATAAGTTCTCCTTTGGGTTATGTTAATGTTTATGTTAAAACGGCTGATTATCCTTGCGGGTCGAAACCTAGCTTTTACATCTTGTAGATGTTAGTCTATTCCTAATGTCATTCGGGGTCTTGCGATTATCCCAATAATTTAGCTATACTGAATTTTTCTGTTCTCGTAAAGCCAAAACTTCTGCTACTGCTATTTTATGATTGGGATGATTTTTATCCCAGTAAGCAGAATTCGGAGCTGTTAATTCTCCAATATCTTTTTCAAGTTGAGCTGGTGTTTGGTAAGTTGGCCCAGAGGATTGAGTTATACTATCCTCTCCCATCTTTCCCGCCAACTGTGCAAATGCTTTTATCATAACTGGATGATCTCCTAATTTAGTTCCGTCTGCCATATTAGCATTTAACAATTCGTTAGCACCTACTGATTGTGCAAGGTTAGCAGCTTGTGATACTTTTTGATCGTATGCTTGACCCCACTCTTTTTTAAGTTCAGAAGTGCTAGCTTCTCTTGCTGCAACAGCTACGTTATCTTGTTCTTGTTGTACTTTAGACATTGCCTCATTATAAAATTGTACTACTCCGTTTGCTTGTCCAGGAAGTAATCCAAGTTTATGAGCTTGGGTTGAAAAATTATTTAATGCTTCAGCATCTAAATTTTTATCTTCTGGTAAATCATATTTATAGCCAGTAGCATCCGCTGGTCTCCCTAATTTTTCGTAAACTGCATCCCAATCTTTATCGGTAGCAAATTTATTTGGAACTGGGATTTTATCAGAGCCAACTAATTTTTGTGCATGAACATAAGATTTAGCTAAACCTTCTATATCTTTAATATTCTCTAAAGATTTATCAGCTCTTATTTCATCGGAAAGATTTGCTTTCCAATCTGTTACTACTGTTTCTGGTGTTAGTGCTGTTGATGTTGTTTCTGGTGTTTGTGTTTCCGCAGACACTTGGCTTGTAGGCTCAACTGCTACCTGGTTTGTTTCGCTGCTCATTTATCCTCCATGGGTTTTTTTGTAAGCATATTATTAATAAACAAGATTGCTGATCTTGTGCCTTCTAAAAATGCGCTTTCGTGACTATCTCCTTTTGTATGAGTAGTGCTATAAAATCCGCATCTTTTTTTTAAATCTTCCAAAACACTTTTACCTTCGGGAGAATTAAAAACTTGTTTGTAATTAAGTTCTAGTTGTTTAAGTTCTTTACTGTCCACCTAAAACCTTTAAAGCTGGCGCAACTTTACCAGCACTTTCCGCTACTTGTTGTGCTTGTTGTAACTGCATCTGTTCCATTTCTTGTTGTTGTTTTTCTTGTTGTTTTTGTTGTACTTCAGCTTTTGATCTCATAATTTTTGCGGGTAAGCCTAACACTTCTTGAATGTGATCGACTAAACCATCTATATCTAAGTAATCAAAAACGGGAGCTATGTTTTGCAATGAACCAAATATTTCCATTCCACGCATTACAGATGAAAGCTCTTGAGTTTTTTGTGCTTTAGCTAATGGAGATACATATTCAATTTCTATATCTTGATCGCCAATTTCTTCTGGGATTGGAGGTAGCTTATTATTTTTTAATAATAAATTAAATGCTCTAGTAATTAGTGGCTGTAATAACTCAGATTGCAATCTACCTAACACGGGGCCAAGCAATCTCATTTTTTCTTC